GAAAGTGGTGATACTCTTAAAGCACAAAGTGATACAGCTTCGTCTTTAGATATAGTTACATCATTTATTGACAGTATTAGTACATAGGAGGAATTATGACGGCAGTAGTAAATGGAATCCAATACATAGGGGGCGGAACAGCTCCTGATGAATTTATAAAAAATCAAGCAGGTACGATTGATGGCACACAAACTGTTGAGAACGGTGTTCTTGCAGGACCTATTACTATACCTGGTACAGTAACAGTAACAGGGACTTTAGTAATAGTATAATGTCAAAGATAGAAGTAGATGCAATCGACAAACAAAGTGGTTCAACCTTAACTTTAGGTGGATCAGGCACGGCTGTAACTTTAGCTAGTGGCGCTACACAATCAGGTTTCGGTAGAACAGGAACTGTTGATTGGCAGACAGGAAGTATTAAGACAGCCACATTTACAGCAGCTAGTGGAGAAGGATATTTTTGTAATACAGCAGGTGGTGCTTTTGAATTAGATTTACCAGCAGGAAGTGCTGGTGCTATTGTTTCAATACAAGATTATAATAATACATTTGATTCAAATGCTTTAACCGTTGATCCAAATGGATCGGAAAAAATTAATGGTGGTTCAGCCGGAGCTCCAATTACTTTAACCACGGAAGGTCAAGGTATTACTTTTGTATATATAGATGCAACAGTTGGTTGGAGATCAGTGCAAGACAATGATTTTTCTGTAGTTGGATCTAATTATGTAGTAGCAAGTGGTGGAACAGAAACAACTTCAGGAGATTATAAAATTCATACATTTACAGGACCAGGAAATTTAACAATTTCATCTGCAGGAACTCCTGGAGGATCAAACACAATAGATTATTTAGTAGTTGCTGGTGGCGGTGGTGGAGGAAGTAATCCATCTTATGGTGATTCTGGAAGAGGTGGCGGAGGTGGAGCTGGTGGTTATAGAGAATCATCAGGTGCTGCTTCAGGAAGTTATACACGATCTCCATTAGGAGCCTGTGTTGCAGCTTTACCAGTGTCTGTAACAAGTTATCCAGTTACAGTTGGAGCTGGAGCCGTAGGTGGCTTTACTTCAAAAGGATCAAATTCAGTTTTTGCAGGATCAACTACAATTACATCAACAGGTGGTGGAACTGGTGGAGTAAGAAATCCTGCGTACCCTTCACCCGGTGATCCAGCTATTGCTGGAAGTCCTGGAGGATCAGGAGGAGGTGGTGGAACTTATGCAGGTGCAGGACCAGTTGGTAATGGAAATACACCTCCAGTCAGTCCACCTCAAGGAAATAATGGCGGACCTGGAACAGAAGGACCACCAAACTATGGAGCTGGCGGCGGAGGTGGCGCAACAGCAGTTGGAGCAACTGGTACAACACCAGCAGGTGGTGCAGGTGGGGCCGGTGCAACTTCTTGTATAACAGGTTCTCCAGTTGCAAGAGCTGGTGGTGGTGGAGGAGCAGTATATGGCAGTTCACCTGCCGCAGGTGGTGGTGGATCAGGTGGTGGTGGACAAGGTGCTGGAAGAACTGGACCTATATATGGAGGAGTAAATGGAACAGCAAACACTGGTGGTGGCGGTGGCGGTGGCGGTGGAACTTGTGGTTTTACTGGTGGTGGAACTGGTGGTTCAGGTGTGGTAGTAATAAGGTATAAATTTCAAAATTAATTATGACAAGTACAATTAAAGTAAACAACATACAAAACCAATGTGGTCAAAACATCATTAACGAGAATAGTAATACTATTACTATTGGCGCTAGTGGTGATACGATTGCTTTAGCATCAGGTGCATCACAAACAGGATTTGGTAGAGAAGGTTCTGTTGATTGGCAAACAGGATCAATTAAAACAACAACTTTCACAGCAGTTAGTGGAGAAGGTTATTTTGTAGATACGTCCAGCGGTGGTGTGACTTGTAATTTACCTGCTGGATCAGCAGGAGCAATAGTTGCTTTTGCAGACTATACAAGAACTTTTGGATCAAATAATTTAACAATTTCACCAAATGGTTCTGAAAAAATAGGTGGTCAAGCAAGTGATACAAAATTAACTGTTAGTGGTCAAGCCGCAACTTTTGTTTATGTTGATGGCACTGAAGGTTGGATTAATGTTCAAAATGCAGAAGACACTGAAACAGGTTTAAGTAATTTTTTAACAGCTACAGGTGGTACAATAACAACTTGCGGTGATTGTAAAATTCACACATTTACAGGACCAGGAACTTTTGCTGTAAGCACTGTAGGTGTTGTTTCTGCAAATAATCAAGTTTCTTATGCAGTTGTTGCTGGTGGAGGCGGTGGTGGAAAAAATAGAGGTGGCGGTGGTGGCGCTGGTGGATTTAGAGAAGATAAGTCACCTATTACTCCATACACAGCAAGTCCATTAGAAGGTGCGGGAACAATAAATGTTACAGAAACAAGTTTTCCAATTGTAGTTGGAGGAGGTGGAGCTGGAGCACCACATTGTTCATCTTGTGGAAGCACTGGTACTAATGGTAGTGATTCAAGTTTTTCAACAATAACGTCTACTGGTGGTGGTGGAGGTGGAAATAGAGATAACACACAATCGGGACCTGGAGGATCTGGAGGTGGAGCTGCTGGAGGATCTCCAGGATCAGATTCAGGTGGAACTGCAGGCGTAGGTAATACACCTCCTGTAAGTCCGATACAAGGAAAGAATGGTGGAAATAATAGCCCTCCTTCTACTCCATTAAACCCAGGAGCTGGTGGAGGTGGAGCAGGTCAAGATGGTGGAAACGCTAACCCTAATACGCAACCTGGAGGTTCAGGCGGTGGTGGTGTTGCAACTTTAATAAATCCAGCTACTGGTGAATCAGGACCTGGTCCTTCAAGATATTATGCAGGTGGTGGTGGAGGCGGACCAAATGATCCGGGTCCAGGTGGTGCTCCAACACCTGTTATACCGGCTGCTGCTGGAGGAATAGGTGGAGGTGGTGATAGTGGAACAGGAAATCCAGGAACACCAGGAATTCCTGTAAGATCAGGATCAAATGGAACAGCTAACACTGGAGGTGGTGGAGGAGGTTCTTCTTCTCCAGGCACTTGTTCTAATGGTGGATCTGGGGGATCTGGTGTAGTAATAATAAGGTACAAGTTTCAATAGGTAAATTATGAGTGAAATAAAAGTAAATAAAATTAGTCCAAGAACAGCGTGTGGTACAACTACATTAGGAGATAGTGGAGATACATTCACAATTCCTGCTGGTGTATCAATCACAAACTCTGGTACTGCATCAGGTTTTGGTGCAACAGGTGCTGCGTCTTGGAATACAACAGTTAAAACAGGAGACTTTACAGCGGTTGCTGGTGAAGGATATTTTGTAAATACAACAAGCGGTGAAATAGATGTAACACTACCAGCAGGTTCACCCGGTGCAGTAGTTGCAGTTAAAGATTATGCAAAAACTTGGGATACAAATAATTGTATAATAATTTCTAATGGTTCAGAAAAAATAGGTGGTTCAACTAACAATGCAATTTTATCAACAGAAGGTTTATCAGTAACATTTATTTATATAGATTCAACACAAGGTTGGTTAATAACTGATGATGGTTTACAATCAGTTGCAAATACTAATCCGTTTATAGTAGCTACAGGTGGAACTGAAACAACATCTGGTAATTGTAAAATTCATACATTTACAGGTCCTGGAACTTTTGAAGTTACAAGAACCGCTTTATCTGCATCAAATAACCAAGTTTCTTATATGGTAGTAGCAGGTGGTGGTGGAGGTGGTTCAGACAGAGGCGGTGGTGGTGGAGCTGGTGGTTTTAGAGAAGATAAATCTCCTATAACACCTTACACAGCATCACCTTTAGAAGGTGCTGGAGCAATAACAGTCACAGCAACAAGTTTTCCAATAACAGTAGGTAGTGGAGGAGCAAAAGGAACAAATCCAAGTCCTGTTACAGGAACAACTGGTAGTGCTTCAAGTTTTTCAACAATAACATCAGCAGGTGGTGGAGGTGGAGGTGGAGCTCCAAATAATCCACAAGCACCAGGTGTTCCTGGTGGTTCAGGTGGTGGTGCTTCCGCTTTTTCTCCAACTCCAGCAGGACCAGGAGGAACAGGAAATACACCTCCAGTAAGTCCACCTCAAGGTAATAATGGAGGTACTTCTACATACTCACCATACAGACCCGGTGGCGGTGGAGGTGGAGCAACTGCAGCTGGAACAAATGGTACTTGTACTCCAGACGGTAGTGGTGTAACTGGAGGAGCAGGAGCAACTACAAATATTACAGGAAGTCCAACAGTTTTTGCAGGTGGTGGTGGAGGCGGATCTTCAGGTTGTTGTAGTGGTGGCGGCGGCGGTGGAGCCGGCGGATCAGGTGGTGGTGGAGCAGGTGGATCATCTCCAGGAGGTGGACAAGGAACAGCAGGATCAAATAATACCGGCGGTGGTGGCGGTGGCGGTGGAAACTTGCCTAATGCAGCTCCAGCAGGACAAGGTGGAGCTGGTGGTTCAGGAATTGTTGTAATAAGATATAAATTTCAATAGTTGAATGATAATTAAAATTAATATATAAGGAGAAACATTATGGCACATTTTGCAAAAATAGGAGCTAACAGTAAAGTTATTCAAGTATTAACTTTGAATAATTCTGATATGCTTAACGCTGATGGAGTTGAAGACGAAACAGTAGGTCAACAATATTTAGAGACACACAATAATTGGCCTGCACAAATGTGGATTCAAACATCTTACAATACATCTGGTGGCACACACAAAAATGGTGGAACACCTTTTAGAGGTAACTACGCAGGTATAGGTTATACTTGGGACGAGGATGATCAAATCTTTTGGCCTAAAAAACCATATGCATCTTGGGTAAAAAATACAACTGATGCTAGATGGCAATCACCAATCGGTGATGTTCCTGCGTTAACAGCTGAACAACAATCACAAAATGAAGCTGCTACTCACGGATGGTATTATGTGTGGAATGAAACCAATCAATCTTGGGACTTGACAGACGGCAAAGCATAAATTAAAAATGGTGGTGGTATGCAGAAGAAAGTATTAACAGAACAAGCATTATATTTTGGTGATGTCGATATGCCTAAAGATTGGGACATTGACCGAGATAAATTATCAGGCGACATTTTACAATCAGTAATTCAAAAAAAACAATTTCCGTTCTCACGAACTTGGGATATGTTAAATACATATATGAGAGATTACGTTAATCTTGAATATGGTGTTAATTTAATTAACAAAGAAACGTGGGGTAATATTTATAAACCCAGCGAGACTACAATACCATTATTAAATATAGATCCAGTAGATTTACGTAACTCTCCAGACTTTACACTATTATATGGTGTAAAAGTTAAAGATTGTATGGTCAGAATACATTATGAAGATAATAGACGTAAAGGAAGAAGTTGGGATATAGAACTTAAAAATAATATGTTTATTATGTTTCCATCAACTAATATGTATTACTTAACTAATAATCAAAAAGATAGTTTAAACTTTGTACAAACTATAACGTATGAATATATCTAATTATTATTGGTATTTTAGTGGTGTGCTTACACCTAAATTTTGTGATGATGTAATAGCTTATGCAAATTCACAAGAAGAGGTTATGGCTAGAACTGGTGGCTATGGTGATAGAAAATTAAAAAAAGAAGAAGTAAAAGATTTAAAAAGAAAAAGAAACTCTGATTTAGTTTGGCTTAATGATACTTGGATATATAAAGAATTACATCCATATGTTCATAAAGCAAATGAAATGGCTGGTTGGAATTTTGATTGGGAAAGATCTGAATCGTGTCAGTTTACAAAATATAAACACAACCAATATTATGATTGGCATTGTGATAGTTGGGATAAGCCTTATCAAAAAGAAGGACCCGACAATGGTAAGATTAGAAAACTATCTATGACTTGTCAATTAACAGATGGTTCGGAATATACAGGTGGTGAATTAGAATTTGATTTTAGAAATTATGATCCACACATGAGAGATGAATCAAAACATAGAATACAATGTAAAGAAATATTACCAAAAGGATCTATTATTGTGTTTCCTAGTTTTGTGTGGCATAGAGTTAAACCAGTAACCGCTGGCACAAGATATAGTCTTGTTGTTTGGCATTTAGGAAAACCTTTTAAATGAGTTACAAAATAATAGATAATTTTTTAGATAAAGAA